GTCTCCTTTTGCGTTAGTGTTTCCCTCTAGCTACAATGATAGTATAGCATAGGGGGATGTCATAATCTAGTAACAAATGTAACCTATTTTTTATGCAATGTCACGCCTGTGATGCCGCCTCGCTCTCAAGCTGACTCTCGCAAGCCATTCTGGCGGCGGCGTGGGCCGCTGCTCTCCGTTCGCTGAAGGGCAACTCGGCCAACGGGTCGATCTCCTTGCCACCGATAATTATCTCCTGAATGGCATCGGCGATCATATCTGCATTTGATCCCTCGCCATAGCGGCGGCGCAGAGTATCGAAGTTGGTCGGTGTTAGGTTGTTTTTTGTGGTCGCGTACATTTTTGGCTCCTATATATATAATTCATAGCCTAGTAATTTGCCAATTCTCCTGGCCTGTTTCACCATCTGGCAGTATACTAGTTTTTGTTCCCTTTTTGTCATCGCGTCGTCAAATTCTGCTGTGTCCAATTGCGCCCGTACTGCGGCCCACAATATCTCACTCGCCAACTTTTTCGGGGTTGTCTTTTTATACGTGATTTTTCCTTTCGCCGCGTCAACCGTGTCAACCGTGCGTATCATTTATTACTCCTTTGCCGGGGCTGGTGGTTCCCTAGTCGTATTGCGAAAGGGCGTCAAGCCCCTTTCGCAATATGTCCATGATTTCTTCTTTGTCAACTATGACTTGCCGAGCCGCGCCGCTTATATCTTCCTGCTCAATATACTGTTGCGCTCTAATGAATGCCTGGCGAGCCTTGCCCACATCGCGCTTGATGCTCAAGATTTGGTTTATTGCGTCGTTTGCCTTGCCCATTTTTACACCTCTAGAAACTATCATACTTTTTCAGCGGGTCGCGCGCATCTACAATGATCCGCCTGAGCATCCTTTTATCCATATCGCTGAGTGTTTGTCGCATTTCCACAAACCGCTCCAGGCTATGCAGATGCGCGTCTGATGTGCGGATGTCGTCTTGTATTTGACTCAGTAAACATCTGGCTGTGTGTATCTTATTTTCGCTCATTTCGTTTGGCTCCTTTGCCGGGGGTTGGTGGTCCCCCCGGCGGGTGGGCGGGTGATTGGTTATGCTATTGTGTAACCAGCACCACCTAACGCCTGTTTGTGATTGAGTCCGCCCTTGTACGATCCTGGCAATTCTCCCCAGTTTACAACCTCGCCGTCTGAATCTGCGCCAAAGATGTATGTCTCCGGCCCGCTCATTGGCACATAGGCGGCTGACACGATGACGAAATCAAACTCGCTTGGCGTTTCTTCTTCGTCCCAGGAATAGCTTTGCATCGGCGGCGACACTTGATACAGCTTTTGTTCCGAGATACCGTTTGAGGGCATCTCCTTGATAAATGTTGCGGTCTTTGTTTTTGTCATTTCCCTGTCCCCTTTATCTCTGCCTGTTTCTTTATCCGCTCAACTGACAATAGTATACCACATCCACCATCAAAAATGTGCGTGAAATGTAATATGTTTTACTAGACGAACGTCACGCCTCACACATCCCACAGGATGCCCCCAGACGCAAACACGCGCCAGGATAGCGATACTTTCCCCGTTACGCGCATAGAACCGCTCCCGTGGGCATCCCTGGGCAATCTGTTGACAAGCGCGTGGCAATCAGGTATAATTATGTTATGTGTACATTGGCAACTAGCTAGCGATATAATCATAATAAGCAAAGACGATGCCAGGAAACTACTCGACGCCATTACGGCAGGGAATGACAGCGACAGGTATAAGCGATTGCGGGAGCTTGGCCTGTTGGAAGCGGTAGAGGACTTGAGGCGGTTAGTTCGCACTGGCGAGGATGATTGAATGAGTGAGCCGATAACCTGGACAGACGAAACGCGCCGCTTGCGAGACCTGAAACCGCAGGAGGATAACCCACGCGAAATCAAACGCGACCAGGCCGAGCGGCTTGTCAAATCGTGGCACAAGTTCGGGCAACCTGATGTCATCAGCATAAACCCCGACAACACAATTCTCAATGGACATCAGAGATACCATGTTTGGGGTGCTGCTTACGGTATGGATTTTGAGGTGGCCGTCCGTGTTGCGTCTCGTCAGTTCACCCGGCGGGAATGGCAGGAGTATACCGTCGTGTCTCACGAGGGCGCGGTGGGCGGGTGGAACTGGGAAGGGCTTGCAGAGTGGGAAGGCGTGGGCGTCGAGGATTTGGTGGGGTGGGGGTTTGACGAGGCGACGCTGTTGGGCGCGGGGTTTGAGTTTGACGAGGGAAACGACGAGCCGCCTCCGCTGGCTCAGATGGACAAGGCCGACGAGTTGCAAGAGAAATGGCAGGTGAAGGTTGGCGACCTGTGGGAGATTGGGCGGCATCGCCTTGTGTGCGGGGATTGCACGGACGGGGCGGTGGTGAGTAGGGTTATGGGTGGGCAGAGGGCGCAACTTGTCGTCACTGATCCGCCCTACAATTGCGCAAGCGATGGGCGCAATTATGCTGCCAATGCCATGAAGGCATACACAGATTTGAGAGATGCAGAGTGGGACAAGGATTTTGACCCGCAACCAATGCTTGCTACATTACTATCATCTGTGATGGCAGAGAGTGCAACCGTCTATATTTTCACAAGCCATTTCTTATTTGGCGAGTTGATTGCCTGGGCTGGTGAGTGGGCAGACTTTCACAGCCGGTGCATTTGGGTGAAGCAAAACCCCACGCCGTCCCTATCTAAGCGTCACTGGACTTGGGGAGATGAGTTGATTGTGTATGCCGTGCGAGGCAAGCACACCTTTAACTTTCCCCACGAAGGGCACGCACTGAACTGGTGGAGCGTGACGAGGAGAACGCACGAGCACGAACACCCGACGGAAAAGCCAGCAGGGATAATTGAAATCCCGATGCGTCACAGCAGTAACGCGGGCGATCTTGTGTTCGATGGCTTTCTCGGTTCTGGTACAACCCTGGCGGTATGCGAACAACTCAACCGCCGAGGGCGCGGTATCGAGATAGAGCCGAAGTATTGCGCGGTGACTTTGGAGCGATTGGCGGGGATGGGCCTAGAGCCGGTCAGGATAGAGAGCAATGACCAATAGCAGTAATACAACGGACAACAGCAAGAAAGCAAAGCCTCGCGGCAAGCCGTTCAAGAAAAATGATCCGAGGATTAACCGGAAAGGCAGGCCCAAGACCTTTGACGCATTACGCACGCTTGCCCAGCAGATAGCCCACGAGTGCGCCCTTGATTCGAGAACCAAGCAACCGCTCGTCATCAGCGGGCGCAAGGTTACAATTGCCGAGGCGATACTGCGAGGTTGGGCAATGAGCGGGAATAAGAAATATGAAGCGCTGTTTGTCGAGGTGGCGTTCGGGAAGGTTCCGGCGGCGGTAGAGTTGAGGGCGGATATACAGGGTAGCATAACCCTCGTAGGCATTGACCCAGATGGAGCATAAACTGCCTGTTATCTACGGCAATAACCTCGACCGCGAGGTCGTGCTATCAGGCCCAGCCGACACCGGCAAGACCATCGCGCTTTTGACCAAGTTGCATTACCTGGCGCACAAGTACGAAAATTCGAGCATAGTCATAGCGCGTAAGCAACTGACTGATACTTACGGCACGGTACTACAGACCTTTAAGAAAATCATAGACCCATCGGTTAGACCCTTTGGCGGTGAAAAGCCGCAATGGTATGACTACCCAAACGGCAGCCGCGTCTGGGTTGCAGGACTCGACAAGCCGGGCAAAGTTTTGAGCGCAGAACACGACATCGCCTATATAAACCAGGTAGAGGAGTGCAACTTGACGGACTGGGAAACGCTCACGACCAGGACAACGGGCCGAGCCGGGCATATTCCATATAACCAGTCAATAGGCGATTGCAACCCAGGGCCGCCGACTCATTGGATACAACAACGGGCGAAAGCGGGATCGTTGTCATTGTTCAATAGTTCACACCGAGACAACCCGGACTTGTATAACCAGCAAACGGGCGAGATCACGACAGAGGGAGAGGCGAGACTCGCGGCGCTCAGGGGATTGACCGGGACGCGATTGCAACGGCTCTATCACGGGCTATGGGCAGCGCCAGAGGGAGCCATCTACGACGTGTTTGACGATCAAAAGCACATCGTCAAACCTTTTGCAATCCCGACGACCTGGCCGAGGGCCGTTGGTATCGACCCATTTGGTGCTCAGATTGCGGCGCTATGGATTGCATTTGACCCTAACAGTGGTATACTCAACGTGTACCGCGAATATTGTGAGCCGTTCGGATTGACGACGGCGGGACACGCCGAGAATATCTTGAGAGCGAGCCAGGGGGAAGCGGTGTTTGCGTGGGTTTGTGGTGGGCCATCGGAGCGAGCCTGGCGTACAGAGTGGACGGCGGCGGGTATACCTGTGGTGGAACCGCCCATCTCCGACGTGTGGGTTGGCATCGACAGAGTGTACCAGTTGTTGGCAGAGTTCCGGTTGGTGATTCACGCAAATTGCCAGGGACTTATTAGCGAGATTGGAGACTATCGGCGCAGGATGGGGCGTGATGGCGTGGCTACTGAGAAAATAGCGAATAAGGAAGTCTATCACGTTTTGGACTCACTTCGTTACGCCATCGCCTGGCTAACACAGCCGAGAGAGCAAGTCGGCGTTGTTGGCTTGCCTTGGCAGAGGATAGGATAGGAGGCCGAACGATGAAACTATTATTTCGTAGACTGTGGGGAATCATAGCAAGAATCTTTAGCCCTGGATACTCAAGTTGTGGGCGCTGTGGTCGCCCGTGGTCGGTGTGCGATGGACACGCCACTTTTTATTCTAGCTCTCGCGCTTGTTTTCCATTATGTGAAGCCTGCTGGGGCGAACTAGTGCCACAAGCGCGATTGCCATACTACAGGGAATTGTGGAGATCGTGGAAGTACATCAGTGACCGCCAGGATCACGCCGGGCAATCATGGGTAGACTTGTGGGGCGCGATGGAGTCTAATGTTCTGTCGGGACAATAGGGCAGAGGATAGGATAAAATGTACACAACAACACAGTTCGGCATAAGGAACATCGAAACTGGCTGGTGTTGGTTCTTCTTGATAACGCCGAACTTTTTGCGCTTCCTGATACCGCAATGCGGCAACCTGTGCGGCGAGGCTACATTCCGCACGCTCGACAGATTGGCGTTTAGCATCTTTGTGCCAGAGGCGGGATGCCCGATACACGATTCGGAGGATTGAGGAGGATTATGCCAGCACTTACTATCACGGTCACAATTATCAGCTTGATTGCACTTTGTGTGTCATTCCTTAGCCTGGGGTTTGTCATCGTCAACCTGCTGCGCGTCTTGAGGATAAAAAAGGAAATGGAGAAGTGAAACAACTCACAAGCGCGCAATGGTTGAGGCAAATGGCAGATGAATTTGACGAGATGAGGGCAAGTCACCGCTCTCCTCATTCCAACACCTTGGAAATGAGTGATGAGTTTTCGCGCGAACTGTCCGCAAAATTTAGAGAGATAGCAGCAGAGATTGAGGTGCTAACCAATGAAACTAAAACTTGACACATTTAGAATAGAGCAGCCGGGCACAACCCCAACGGGCGTAACCCCATATCAGGACATACAGGCGCGCAACTTTCGCGTAACCCGTCAGGGTACACTTATTCTCTACTCCTGGCCGTGGCACAAGGAGGCAGCATTTCCGCATGGTCTCTGGGGGCCGGGGGTGGTGAGACTGACAGACGAGGGGGAGAAATGACAACGATACAGCAATGGCAAGGGAACCGTCAGAGCTTGCAGGATCAATGGGTGGCGATTCAACAGGCCGCCGCCACGATTGACAACTACAAATCATCCCCCTGGGTCAAACCGCAGCACGTCGTGCAGGCCGAACTTAAAGACCTGCTAGCCGAGGTTGATCCATACGCCATACAAAACGCGCTAGACCTGCGCGGTTGGGACGTCGTAGGCGGCGCAACCAGTGACACGACCGACGAGCGTGAGCGGGCCGTCAAGGCCAGCAAATGGCTATACCGGTATAACCCGCTGGCGCAATGGTCGATATGGTTGTGGACAAGCTGGGGACTTGGCGAAAAAGTGCGCGTGAGCGTGATAGCCCCCAAGGCGGACAAAAAGACGGACAAGAACGGGGACAAAAAGACAACCGTTTCTGGTGCAGACCTGGCAAACGAGGCGGTTGACGAGTTCTTCACAGCCGACCGTAACGCAAAGGTCCTGGGAGACGACCGCATCAAAGAGCTTTCCCGCTGGCTGCTGTGCAAAGGTAACAGATTCTTCATGTTCTCAACGTCAACGGTTGACGGCAAATCCACAATTCGAGTGATTGACCAGGCCGAAATGGAGCCGATATACAATCCGCACGACCGGACAGACGTGTGGTTCTACAAAAGAACCTGGACGACGCAGGGAGTGGCCGATACTCAGAGGGTAGCGTATTATCCAGACTGGACGACATATTTTGCAAGCGACGAGACGCCAGACATCAACGAGAGGTGGGCCATTCTCGTCAAGGCAAAGATTGTCACCGAGGATAGCAGGACGGTCAAGAAATGGGACACCGAACAGGAAAT